GATCGCAGCAATTGGTTCCGCAACTTGGTCGACGATATCGATCAGCTGGAACTCAACCGCATTGCCATGGATTTGATGCGCGGCATCCAAGACGACATCGACTCCCGCAAGGAGTGGATCGAGGATCGCGCTCAGGGTATCAAGCTGCTTGGCCTCAAGATCGAAATTCCGGGCCTTGCCGGTGCATCCGACGGAGCACCCGTCGAGGGTATGTCGAAGGTCCGGCACCCTCTCTTGCTCGAAGCAGTACTGCGGTTCCAAGCCAACGCCCGTGGCGAACTGTTGCCCGCCGACGGCCCGACCAAGGTACGCAACGACAACAATAATTCGACGACGCTCGATGACCGTCTGGCCGACGCTCTCGAAGTCGACATGAACCACTATCTCACGGCCACCGCCAAGGAATACTACCCCGATACCGATCGCATGCTCTTCATGCTGGGCTTCGGTGGCACGAGCTTCAAGAAGGTGTACTTCTGCCCGCTGCGCAGCCGCCCGGTATCCGAATCGGTCGACGCGGATGATCTGATCGTCAACAATTCGGCGACGGATCTCAGCAACGCCAAGCGCATCACCCACCGGATCTATATGAAGCCTTCGACCGTGAAGCGCATGCAGATTCTCGGTGTCTACGCCGATATCGACCTGTCCACACCGGCAGCGCCGCAGCTCGATTCCGTGCAGCGCGAGCAGCTCAGCCAGCAAGGTATCTCGCCCGATTCGTACAACCCGGATGATCGCGACCGCGAGATCTACGAGTGCTACTGCGAACTCGACATTGCGGGCTTCGAGCATAAGCACAAGGGCAAGCTGACCGGCCTCGAAATCCCGTACCGCGTGACACTCGACGTCTCGTCCAAGCGCATCTTGTCGATCGTTCGTAACTACGACGAGGACCAGAAGGATCTACCCGAACCCCGCAAGGCGTTCGTGAAGTACACGTTCGTTCCGGGCATGGGCTTCTACGACATCGGGCTCTTGCACATCCTCGGCAACACGACGAACGCTGTCACTGCCGCATGGCGCGAGCTTCTCGACGCCGGTATGTATAACAACTTCCCCGGCTTCCTCATGGCCGACACGGGCGCACGGCAGAATACGAACATCTTCCGCGTTCCTCCGGGCGGTGGAGCGCTGGTCAAGACCGGCGGTATGCCTATCAGCCAAGCCATCATGCCTCTGCCCTACAAAGAGCCGTCGGGCGCGTTGATGAACCTCGTCAACAACATGGTCGAGACCGGCCAGAGGGTCGGCGGCACGGCGGAGATGCAGGTGGCCGAAGGCCGCGCTGATGCGCCGGTCGGCACGACGCTCGCCATGATCGAGCAAGCCCAGAAGCTTCTAAATTCGGTCCACAAGCGTCTGCACTCTGCGCAGTCCGAAGAACTCGACATGCTGCTCGATTGCTTCAAAGAGCACCCCGATTCGTTCTGGCAGCGCAATCGTCGCCCCGCCTATCCGTGGGATGAGAAGACGTTCATGCAAGCGGTGGAGGACTACGACCTCGTGCCGCAAGCGGATCCGAACACCGCTAGCCAGATGCAGCGCCTCATGAAGGTCATCGCGCTCAAGCAGCTGCAAGCGCAGAACCCCGGCATGTACGATCCTATTGCGATCGATATCGCCGCGATCCAAGCGATCGGCTGGAGCAATCCGCAGCAGTTCATGGCACCACCGGAAGCGCAGGGCAAGCCACCGCCGGAACTGCAAGAGAAGATGGCCACCATTCAGATCAAGAAGCAGGACGCCGATACCAAGTCCAAGCTGGCCGATGTGAAGGTCGCCGAAGCGCAAGCCAAGATCCAGAAGATGGCCCAGCCCGAGGGTGGCGATCCGGAGGGTCTGGCCAAAGCCCAGATGGATAACCAGACGAAGCAGCTTGAAATGGATCTCAAGTCGAAAGAGCTTGAGGTTAAGGCGGCAGACGTTAAGCTTGACGCTGATAACCGTGCCGCTGACCGCGAGAGCCGCGAACGAGTGGCCATGGCGAAGATCATCCAAGACACGATTACCAATCCCGAAGGTCTGGCGGTAGCAGCACCCCTCTTGAATCCTAACTTCATTAAGAATCTTGAGGAGCCGGGTTAATGGCTCAGGACCCGGAGATCGTCAAAAGCGCCCTCCAAATGCTTGCGGAATCGGAGGGACGCGAGTTCGTTCCGGCTCCGAAACCGCAAGAGCCCCAGCAACCGGCACTTCAGCCCCTCGACGCGTATTCAGCGCAATTCGGGCAAGCTGCGCCGGTTCAACCATCGACGATGAGCTACCCGGAGCAAATGCAGAATGTCTGGGAAACCGTTCGTCCGACGTCTCAAGGCGTCCAAGATGCCGCAGCAATTGCAGCGTCGGGTATCTACGGAACGCCGATGGATATCGTCGGCCTCCTTGGAGGGGCTCGCGAGGTACTCAAAGGGCGCATTCCGAGCCACGAAGAAATGTCTCTGCCGGGTGGAAGTGCCTATCTTGAGGAGAGAGCCAAGCAGAAGGGTACTCTGAGCCAAGATCCGAGCATCGGAGCCACTTCTGCGGGTATTCTGGGCAGTATTTTTGCCGATCCGATGGCGGCTGCGGGTAAATTTGGCACTTTGGCGATGGCGACGATGCCCGCAAAAGCCGCTGGAGCCGCAGAAAAGGCCACACCTGTAGTCGAAAAGGCGCTTCAATACTCCCGAGAACTAACTCCGCTGGGTCTGTATAGCCATGCAGCAGACACCGCTGCATCGATGCCGCAAGCAATGCCGCCACAACAGGCTCTGAACTGGCTGAAGGGCAAGACTGGTATTCGTGATGAAGAGTTGATAGCCGCTGGCGTTACTGCAGATGGTAAGACAGTAACTCCGGAATTTGCCGCAAGGGGCAAGATTACTGGTCCGGAATTTGCCAAGGTCATCAACGAGGGCGATTTCCCGCAGATCAGCGAGACGGTGCTGGGGGGTGATCCCACTGGGTACACAGTATCGCGTCAAATGGTTTCTGGGGATAAAGAAGAATTAGGCCGATTTAGCACTCCCGAAGAAGCGTATAGATTTTTAGATGAGCGTACTCGAATGCCGGGTGAACGAGCACAATATGTTGATCCGGTTTATTCAGAAGGTTACAAGAAGCCTTATTATGGCCCAGACTCGTATCCGGAGGCGTCGCTACCGGGTGGCACTAATTACCGTGAAGTTCTTCTGCACACACCCGAGAAGCCGGTCAATTACGAGACCAAGTACACAGTTAACTTGCCATATTACCAGTGGTTGGTTGGCGACATAGAGTACGCAAGCAAAGAAGCCGCCGACGCGGCAATTGCTGGAGCCAAAGAAAAGCTTAATGATCCGCAATTCAGAGACATTTTAGGGGACAAAAAATCCCGCATCGTTGAAGACCGGTTAGAAAGCCTTGTTCCTAAAGAACAACGCACCGTCGTTGGCGAAGACCCAAATTTCGTTCAAGGCCATTACCGCGACTACCCGAACACTGCCGCGCATATTCGCATGCAAGACTTCCCCAATGAAGAGGGTGGAAAAACCCTGCACGTCGAAGAGATTCAGTCAGACTGGGCACAGGGTGCTCGTAAGTATGGCTGGCGCTTGAGCGAAGACGAAAAGCAAGCGCTTGAATTAGAACGAGAAATGGCTGCACAAAAGTTCAGTCGAGCCGAAGCTGACCTTGAGAATATGTACAATAAGCTTGAAGGCAACATTGACCACCCTGATTACAAGGCGGCGTACCAGAATTACGCTCAAGCCGAATCCGAACTTGACGCCGCTCGCCATAGGGCAAAAGTAGTCGACAATCAGAATCTTGCCCACCCCAAAGAGCGTTACGTCGAGGACACCAAAGATTGGGCGGCTCTGGCGTTGAAGCGCGTGTTCAAGGAAGCCGCTGATAACCCCGAGTATAGAAAGCTTCAGATTTCTGCTGGTGATTTGCAAGCTTCTAGGTGGGCGGGCTCTCCCGATGCCGAGGGCGTCGCCAAGTTCTACGACACGACGCTCAGATCACAATTCGAGAAGCAAGTCAAAAAGCTCGATCCTGACGCTAAGGTGGTAAAGCGAAAAGTCGAAACAAACATAGATGACGATTACCGTGTCGAAGCCGCTGCGGACGAAGTTAGACGCTTAGAGTCAGAATTAGAAGACTTAGTAGAGCGTCGTGGTTATGTCCAAGAGGGCTCGCCGGAGTACAGAGAGTTCGAATACGCTATTGCCGAGTTAGAACATAACTTAGAAGAAGCCAACGCTATATACGAAGAGTCTATTAAACCTCATCATGTCTACGAGGTCGAAATCACACCTAAGATGCGTGAAGCGATCGCCAAGGGTCTGCCGCGATTCAAGCGTGGTGGTAAGGTTCCTGCGCATTCTGAATCTATCGTCAATAAAGCGCTCATGTTATCATCTAAAACTGGTTGATCAGCCACCGGGGACGCCCGGACCACTCCTAGGAGATTTTGATGTCAGAAATGGCCAAATCCGCCCGCAAGGCGCTTAAAAGCAAGGCTGAACGCCTTGTTGCAGACCCGCAGAAGAAAGTCGATTCGTCGACATGGACCCCACCGGAGCCTCTTAACGCCGACGTTAAGACCGGCATGCGCCCGGTGTCTCGTCGGGCTTTTAAGTCAGGCGGCAAAGTGACCGGCGAGGCTAATGCCGCCCGCGCTGACAAGGCTCCTCGCGCCTATGCTAACGCCAAAGTGAACCGCAACGTCAAGGACGCTAACGAAGAGCGTGAAGGCGTCAAGCATGTTGGCGGAATGAAGAAGGGTGGCCGCGCTGGTAAGCTCTCGGGTGGCACCATTGGCCGTTATGCCAAAGAGGCCGCTAATGAAATCGCTTGGCGCGGTCCAGAAGTCGCTCGTGCACGGGACAAAGCCGAAAAGTCCGGTCGCCCTGCTGACCAGCGGATTGCAGACGCTCGCGAACGCAAGGCAGCCAAGCGTTCTCGTG